CGGGAGCGTTGGCTGGAGCGTCGTGAGGCGTAGATGTGGGTCAGGCCACGCAGGGCAACTGGCATGACGCTTGGGATGCGAATGACGCCGCGCTCCCATCGCGAGATGGTGGAGCGCGTGACGCCAAGGTCTTGGGCAAGCTGGGTCTGGGTTTTGCTATAGCGTTCGCGGAATTGCTTGATGTCCGAGGGTGTGGCGCGTTGGTGCTTCACGAGGAAGTTGTCCCGGTTGTGCAATAAAGACGTGCTTTGATGCACACCGTACCGAAAATAGATCTATGGGTCTACGATGCACTGCGTTTGTGGGTGAGTGTGGTGTCCCAGCGCATTCGTTCGTGTTCTGCGCAAGCGCAACGAGGGTGGGGGGTACCCCCGCCTTTGGGCTCGTAGAGTGCAGGTAAAATCTCGATTCTCAGTCTGGACTCATTTTTATCTCTTACAATACAAGTATAGTATTGAAGCAATTTTAGTTGACAAGGCTATAAAAAAGCTCTTAAAATGTTAAGGGACGCAACGTAAAGTTAACGTAATGACAGTCTGCCTTTCCCCGCTTGAGCGGGGACGGCAGACAACGTAGTGTTGTTACATTGGGGTTTAAGTACCCTTGCGTCTTGAGGTTGATTCTTGATCGACGAGATATTAGAAGAGTACGAGAACCTGACTGATCAGGAGAAGCTCGGAAAGCCTCTGGACAATATGCGACATGAGATCTTTGCGGTCCATGTCGCTACGGGCAGAAGCCTTCAGGATTCGTACCGCGCAGCGTTCGGTATCCCCGAGGGTGGGACGGTAGGGAGTCGGCCCGGAGCCTTAGTCAAGAAATCCCCCGTTCGGATACGGATCGGCCACCTTGCCACGCAGCGGGCAGAGATGGTCATCAACCGTTCCCTACTGACCGAAAAAAACATCCTAGACGAGTACGCTTGGGGTGTCCGAAATGCCCGTGACCAACTGAGGTTCAAAGAACACAAAGGATACCTAGATAGCCTTTCTAAGATCTTTGGATTATTTTCGGAATCTGACTCTAAGAACGAGATGGCAAACAAGTCCATCGAAGAGCTTCGACAAGAAGTAAAGATGTTGGAGGAAGAGTTTGGATCAGTCGGAGGAGTACAAGAATCTCCAGCGCAAGGCCCGGATTTTGCGCGAGATGTCACGCCGGAAGCTGGAGAGCTATCAGCCGTACTCGAAGCAGATGGAGTTCCATCAGACCGGAAGCACTAACCGTGAACGGTGCTTCATGGCAGGAAACCAGCTAGGCAAGACTCTTTCTGGCGGCATGGAAATGGCGATGCACCTGACGGGGAATTATCCCGATTGGTGGCAAGGACGCCGTTTTAACCATCCGATCCGCGCTTGGGCAGCGGGAAACTCCTCTGAAACAACTCGGGATAACCCCCAGAGGGTACTGCTCGGAGACGCCCCCGAAATCTGGGGAACAGGTTCCCTACCAGCCTCCTCCATTGTCGAAGTAAAGCGTGCTAAAGGCGTCAGTGACGCGGCGGATATTATTTCCGTCCGGCACTCCAGCGGAGGCATCTCGACCCTCAAGTTCAAAACCTATGATCAGGGTCGGGAAAAATGGCAGGGCGTGCCTGTGCATGTCGTGTGGTTCGATGAGGAGCCGCCTGCGGACGTTTACTCCGAGGGCGTGACCCGAACCAATGCGACCCAGGGAATCGCTTATATCACGGCTACGCCGCTCATGGGCATGACGCAGGTTGTCCGCCTGTTTTACCCGGAACCCGTGGACGAGGCCAAAAGCCTCGTCACGATGACAATCTACGATGCTGGTCACTACACAACGGAACAAATTGACGAAATTGTTGCAAAAACACCACCCCATGAGGTCGAGGCACGAACTCAGGGCAAACCTATGCTCGGAGAAGGTCTTGTCTTTCCAGTTCCCCATTCAGAGATATTGGTCGATCCGTTTGAAATTCCTAACCATTGGGCGCGAATTATTGGAATGGATTTTGGATGGGATCACCCTACTGCTGCTGCTCTTTGTGCTTGGGATCGGGATACTGACTGTTTTTATGTTACTGCCACTTATAAGCAACGTAGAGAAGTTATCGCAATACATGCTACGGCAATCAAAGGTTGGGGTTCCTACCCTGTAGCTTGGCCGCATGATGGTTATAAACATGATCAATCGTCAGGCGATCAGTTGGCGATGCTGTACAGACAACACGGATTAAAGATGCTGCCAGAACATGCGACAAATACGAGTGGCGGAATTGGTACTGAAGCCCCAATCCAAGAAATGCTTGAAGCCATGCTTACGTCAAAGTTTAAAGTATTTACGACTGCGACTTTCCTTACCGATGAGCTTTCTCAATATCACCGTAAAGCAGGTAAGATTGTAAAAATCTACGATGATGTTATATCATCTGTTCGATATGCATGGATGATGAAGCGTTTTGCTTCTGTTTCTTCTAAAAGAATCATGCCTACAGACACGGGCATGGACTACAACCCTATTTACCACTGAGGCTTTGACATGGCTGCAATGTTTTCTAAACCACCGAAGCCGAAAACCGACCAAAGAAGTGCGGCAGATTTAGAAGAAGAAAGAACGGCCAAAGCAAACGCTCAAAAAGCAATGGCGGGCCTTACTGGCGCAAAGCGTGAATCTACTTCCAACATCATGATGGCTCGTTCTTCTGCGCAGCCTAAAGCGTCTGCTCAATTCCAATCTGCTCCATCGGCCAAGTTAGGTTAGCCATGTTCAAAACGGCCAAAGATTGCAGGCAACAATTCCAAAACCTTCGCTCCAAGCGCGTGAATTGGGAAAGCAGATACCAAGCTATTTCTGATTATCAGCTTGCTAGATCTGATTTCCAAGAACAAAATAAAAACCAGTCTCCAAGAGATTCTAAGATTTATGATGGTACTGCTATGGACTCTTGGTTCATGCTTACCAACGCTATTCAAGCAATCCTTGTTAATACTGAAACGAACTGGATTTACTTTGATACGGTTTTAGATTCTGAGTTGACTGACGAAGAAATACTTTGGTTTGATTACGCGAGCAAAACGCTTTTGTCTATTTTTAGATCAGATGCTTCTCGGTTTCCTACGCAGATGAACGAAGCACTTGGTGATTTGACTGCTTTTGGCTACTGCGCAATTCACAGCCATTATGATCCGGGGATGCACACTCTTTGCTTCAATACGAGGCCGATCCCTGAGATTTACATTGATCAAAATGAAAAAGGCGACATCAATAAAGTCATTAGAAGGTTTCAGTTAAAAAACGAAGACGCATTACGCTTATATGGAGAAGCAACTCCTGATATTGTTAAGAAAGCAGTTGCTGCTAATAAACATTCTGAAGAACGCTATTGGCTTCAAACTTTCTCGAATCACCCGGATAAGCCTAAGAAATTTATTTCTTATACCTTGATGGAAGATGATGTCAGCGGTTTTGTAACTACTGATACTTATAACGAGATGCCAATTCATGTTGCTAGATGGAGAACTGACGCTGGCGAAGTATACGGTCGAGGCCCCGGCGTAGTAGCTGATCCGTTTGCTCGAACGCTTAACGAAGTTGTAAAAACATGGATTAAACAAGCTCAGAAGGCTGTTGATCCGCCGCTTCTTGTTTCTGACGACGGTGTAATCCAAGGGCCTAAAACGACCCCTGGATCTATCAACTTCGTTAGTTCTTATTCCCCCGGCTCAATGGAACCCATCCGTCCCCTTAACAATGGAGCTAATTTCAGCGTGGCAAACGCTGAAATTGAGCGTCTCCAGAATTCAATCCGCAAAGCTTATCATCACGACATTCTTCAGATTACTGACAGCAAAGAACTGACTGCATTCCACGTTCAAGAGCTGACTCAGCGAGCCCAGCAGTGGATCGCCCCTGTCTTTCAAAGAATTAAGGTTGAGCTTATTCAGCCGATGGTTCAAAGGGCGCTTAGGCTTGCAATTCAGCACAACATTATTGCTGCGCCCCCTGCAAGTTTGCAGCAAAAAGGCATCAAGACTGTTTATATTTCGCCTGCTCAAAGAGCTAATCAGGCTCAAGAAGCAGAAGCGACAATGCGTGCAGTAGAAAGAATTATTGCCTTATCTCAAGTCTATCCTGACATTCTTGATAATTATGACGCTGATAAACTGGCTCGTCAGATTCACACTGACTTTGCTGCCGATCCTTCTATATTGAAATCCAAAAAAGAAGTTCAAATGCTTAGAAAGAATCGAGAACAAGCTAGGCAGCAACAAATGCAAGCAGAACAACAAGGTGAAATGATAAAAGCTGCTGCGCCCGCAATGGCTACGCCAGAAGGTCAAGCGCAAGCTGCTGAAGTTCTTAATCAGCTAAGAGGATCTATGTGAGCGAAGATCAAAACGTAAACAAAGAAAAAGCCAACTTGTATGGTTCGGTATTTAACAACAAGCATGGCAATGAAGTGTTAAATGATCTTTTGAATTTTTCTGGGTTTTACGCCGATACTTTTGTACCCAATGATCCTTACAGCACTGCATATGCAGCGGGGCAACGAAGAGTATTGCTTCGCATCTTGAGTTTCCTCAACAAAAACAAAAAGGAATTTATTAATGAGTGAAGAAAATGAAACTGCCTCTGCTACTGAAGTAAACGTTCAAGACGTTGCAAGCAGTTCGTTTTTGGATTCTGTTGACGATCAGTATAGATCTGACCCTTCCATTTCTAAATTCAGCAATATTAACGACCTTGCAAAAGAGCATGTAAATCTTCAGTCTCTTTTAGGGCGAAAAGGCGTTGTTGTTCCTAATGCAGAAGACACTGAAGAAACTTGGCAACGGTATCGTTCCGAAGTTGGCATTCCTGAAACTCATGATGGGTACAGCAAGTCTGATTTTCAACCTCCTGAGAACGTCGGATGGGATAGCGACTTTGAATCTTCTATTGCCGAAGCCGCTCATAAATTAAATATTACAGATGACCAATTTTCTGGACTTTTAAACGCATATGCTAATGGCATTTCGGAATCTGTAAAAAAAGCTGATGCATTAAACGATGCTGCGCATGAAGAAAGCCAAGCTCTTTTAACTAAAGAGTGGGGCGCTTCGTATGACGCAAAAGTACAAATGGCCGGAACGGCTTTGCATCATATTACGGAGGGTAAGCCTGAAAGCTTGGCCGAAATTCATCTTTCCGATGGCACGATGTTGGGCAATAACCCTAATTTCATCAGATTGATGGCTCAAGTTGGTTCCCAAATGCAGGAAAGAGGTCTTATTGATGGTGAGGCGGTTAACAGTCTTGCCATGACGCCTGACGAGGCACAGCAGCGTCTTTCTCAGCTTATGGCTGATCCTGAAAAATCTGCAATACTCTTTAGTCAAGATTTCCACCCCGCTAAAGCGGAGTTGGTGAAAGAAAGAGAAAGATTGCTATCTTTTGCTTATCCGCAGGAGTAATTCTGCGTTCTGGGTAGCCGAAAGGTCCAGTGCTTGAGCAAAGTGCTTCGTCGCAGAGGCGTAAATTCTGTAGGGAAAGGGTCCGATTTCGGGTAGCCCCGTCCTGTTAAACCCTAAAGTCAATGG